ATATGCTGGATGAACTGCAATTCTCACCTGCGAACTACAAACCAACAGAACAATGAACACAGAATCAGACACCCCGAAGACGGATGCGCTAATGCCAGACCAAGGACAAAAGCGGACGATGTTTGAGCATGTCGAAGCCATGGAAGCGCACTCACGCCAACTAGAGCGAGAGCTAAACGAGACAATGGCAGCACTGCGGAACTTGACGCATGAGATCGGCAAACACGAAGGCGCGAGCATGATGCATCCACGGCTCACCAGAGCGATTTCGGCAGCGAAGAAAATAACCAACGGAAAAAAAGAGCAACAAAAAATCATTGGTACATAAAGCCTAGAGAACTATTTTCTCTTTTATTGCAGAAATCGCTTTACAATTTGCAAGTATTTTGTATTTTTCGTGTGTCGCCGCGAGGCACAGCAAATTCCAACCAAATCACGATATGACTACCACCAAACCACACGTAACATTCACCAACTTCAAAGGCGAATGGATGATCAAGTCCGATGTTCAATTGACAAAGGACAACACTCTCAACAGCACAGTTGAAATCATCGGCGGCAAAGAAATCAGCTTGCTTGGCGAAATCGAAGTCACGCTGAAATCAGGCGCGACAAAAACAGTGCGCATCGGCGAATACGAAAAGTGCTTCAAAAACAATGACGGCACCGAGTCGCACATTTATTCAACTCGTAACATCTAATTCAGATGCAAGACCAAATCCAAGACCAAATCCAGAACCTGACCGAGTCGCAGGCAAAGCTCCTGCTCGAATTCGCAATGCGCGACCTACGCAATGCAATCTATAACCCATCACCGGCAGTCGATGCGACCACGCTCGGCTGGCTGACTCAAAAAATTGAAACCCTAGCACAAGAAAACAAATGACTACCATCGACCAAATCATCGTAACGATTGCGATCATCGCGATCCTAATCTCGCTGTTGCACATCGTTTTTCTATGGGCTACGCACCAGCCAGAGGACACCGGCTTCGATCTACCACCGACCGACCTAGACGGCAGGGACGCGCAGGGCAGCGCATTCGGCAAGAAAGGAGGCTCCCATGAGTGATACCCCTAGGACAAAAGCAGCCACTCGAATGGCTTTTTCTGGCGAATACATGGTTCCGATTGAGGACGCACAGAAGCTGGAGCGCGATCTTGCGCAGTCTAAAGAGGCAAATGCGGGACTAATGCGGGCTTGCGATAACCTAGAGAGTGAGATTGCCGAGGCGAAAGAAAGGATGCTCAATAATCCATTTTGCTCGTCATGCAAAGAACTTGACTGCTGTGTTAGCGGCGATGGTACTTGCGCGATGATCCGCAAATACTTGAAAGTTGCCGAAATCACCAAGCAGCGCGATGCGTTGGCTGATGCTCTGCGCACAGCGTCCGAACGATTTAGAAATCCAAAATATGGATGCATCTGGGATGATGCCGCTGATGATATTGACAAAACATTATCCGCCGTGAAAGGAGGCGCAAGTGAATGAACGCGCCTTAGAACTCGCAACCGCGCTGGAGGCTGAGCTGCTGGCGCAGTTTGACAAGCTGGAGGCGACAATGCAGCGACCAGAGTATCCATCGTTTCCAATCGACGAACGCGTTCAAATCGAGCGTAAACACGCAGAGATCAGCGGGTTATTAACTCAAGCGGATTTCATGAAATATCAATTATCGAGACTATGACACCAGAACAACAAAGAATAGCCATTGCGGAAGCGTGTGGTTGGACGTGCCTTGGGCAAGTAGAAGGGTGCAAACCACATGGCTACCCGCCTGACGCTCGCAAACCTACAACCAAGGAATTGATCAAAGGATACGGGCCGTCACCGTGGGATGTCCCCGACTACCTCAACGACCTCAACGCAATGCATGAGGCAGAGATGATTCTGACAGCACAACAACGAAGGTCATACGTTAATTGCATTTTCAACCTACCTGTTTCGGAGTGTGAATCTAACGCCTTTGCAACCGCAGCGCAACGCGCCGAGGCTTTTTTAAGAGTAATTGGAAAATGGGAGATCAGCGATGACTAACAAACAAAAGCAAGCGCGAGTATCTTATCTTTTCCGCAAGCGCAAGAGCTTATGGTGGGTATTGCTAGCCAATCGGAACCCCGCATGGGAGAGCGCCTACGAAGTATCGTGGGACGGTATGGCGAAGCGGCACAAACAAAAGCCATGACCCCTCGCCAAAAATAGATTATGAAATACATATTACCAAAAAACAGTGTAGTAAAAATAGACGGGCTTCCTTGCTCTGTGTGTGAGGATGCCGTTATCGAGAGTGAAACCCCCTTAGACCTACAACCATTCGACGTGTGGCTAGTGCCACGCGTATTGGCTAAAATGATGATTCTTGCAATCATCGTCGTCGGTGCGGTGTGTGTGATTTTTGTTGGCTAAAAAGCCAGTGCCACAGATGCCCGAAAAACACAAATGAACAAACCAATGAAAATCTCAGACATCATCGAAATCGTCGCAGCCGAAATGGACGTTGACCAAGACGAAATCACCAGCAAGAGCCGAGTGCAAGAAGTTGCAGACGCTCGCGCAGTCGTGCAGGCTGTCATGCGTGACCGAGGATGGATTTACTCTCGGATCGCATTAGTTTTCAGCACGGATCACGCCACAGTTAGGCGCAATTGCCAAAAGATCGAACAGGCTCGTGCCATGGTCAAAGCATACGATGCGGTTAAGACCGCGCTAACACTCTCCCAGTCGAGTGACTGATGGGAACTAATGCCTCTGCTCCCGCATGTTCAGGCGCGAGGAGCAGGGGCGAACTCGCAATATTTCACGCTTGCCAACCGCTCAGATTTCTGTATGTTGCTTGTGTGACCACTACCACGGTTCATGCCATTGTTGGCAAACTCTACATGCTCGGAATCGGAATCAGCGAAGCGCAAATCTTCGTCATCACCGATGGGAGAACTATGCGCGAAATCGCCACTCAAGCCAAAGCAAGCTTGGTTTTTGTCAACAACAAGCTCTGGAGCCTGACTCAAAAGGGCTACATCGCCAAGCGAGCTGGCAGACCTTCGACATACCACCTGACCGCAGCAGGCAAGCGAGCAATCGCCGAACTGACCAGCGCAGAATCAACGAGATGAACTCATTCCTGCAAGCAGTCGAAAATCTTTCACGGCGCAAAGTGACGCCTTCGTGGTTTCGTTGGCGTGAGTGGTCAGCGATGGCACCGGCAATCCGCAATCGCTCGTTTTTCAGCGCCACAGTGACCTCAGCGCGCGTTCTCAACAAGATGCGGAACATGTTGCTGGACTGGCAATCGGACGCCACAGAGGAGATTGTGGACGTCAACACGGGCGAGATCGTGACAGCCTACAAAGAGACGGGCCTCGCCAAGTTCCGCGAGCGCTCAGCAGAGTTTTTGATCCAAGAAGGACTGGCAACACCGGCAGACTACAAGGACCAAAAGATCACCAACGTGATTTCAAACGCTCGCTTACAGTTGATTTACAATACCAACCTAGAGCAAGCTTCGACGTTCGCACAGTGGCAGGGCAGGATGCGCAATGAGGACTGGCTCAATCTCAATCCCGCAGCACGCTTCGTCCGACGCCCGGGTGCGCGAATCAAGCGGCAGCGCCATGTCGAAGCTGAGGGTGACGTTCGACGATGGGATGACTACGCAGACTGGCAGTTCCAGAATGCAGCGGACATCGGAGGCTTCGACGTGCCATGGGGTCCTTTTGGCTTCAACTCATACATGATCCAGGAGCCGGTCAAACGTGCCGAAGCCGAGCGCCGCGGTCTGGTCCGAAAAGGCGAGCGAGTCAAAGCTCCGAACGTTGCTCAATTCGGAGTTGACCTCGGAAAGCAATTTAACGCTGGCGTCGATGCGAACATTGACGACCTCACGCCAGAACTGGCAAACGAGGCACGGCAGGCAATCACTGACAGGCTCGGACCGCAGGCAATCGGCAGAGACGGCAAACCAACACTCGATGCGCTTAGACAGGCGCTAAGGATGTGATAAACAAGATTTTACTAAGCCATGAAAACACGTCAAGCTCAAAAAAACGAACCCTCGCAAGATCAATGGAAGAAAGTTCGCGGTCGTCCAACTTTGGCGAATGACGAGCGCAAAAACAAGATCCTCGACGGAATCTCGAAAGGCACGCCATTGACGGTCATCTGTCGCGAAATTGGCATTGCTGACTCGACGGTTCGCGATTGGATGAGCAATGACGAAACCTTTTCCCGCGACATCGCACGCGCGAGAGAACTGGGATTCGACGCGATAGCAATGGAGGCTCTGAGGATCGCCGACACGCCATTAGAGGGCATCGAGCATACCGACACACCAGACGGTCCGAGGATCAAGCGTGCCGACATGCTGGGGCATCGCAAGCTACAAGTCGAAACACGTCTCAAGCTCCTCGCCAAGTGGGACCCGAAACGATACGGCGACATGGTTCGCCAAGAGATCAGCGGACCAGACGGCGCGCCTATCGCTCAAGCGACTGTTTCACTCTCACCTGAGCAAGAAGGAAGTCTCAAGGATCTTGTCGAACTAGCGAGAGGCAAAGCGAAAAAATGACCCCGACAGAATTCTGCGTCCGAGTTCTCGGCATCGTGCCATACCTTTGGCAGTGCGAAGCCATGGAGTCGGTGGCGATGGAACAGCCGACGAGTGTAGTCGCGGCGAACGGCAGCGGCAAAACGGCGCGCCTTGTGGCTCCGCTTGTGCTCTGGTTCCTGCATGAGTTCCCGCGCGGACAGTGCATCTTCACGAGTGGATCATGGATGCAGATCGAGAAGCAGCTCTGGGGCGCGGTGAAGGTCTATCAGCATCGTTTCCCGCATTGGCGCTTCATGTCCGAGGAGCTTCGCACGCCCGAGGGTGGCTATGCTTTCGGCTTCTCGACCGACAACCCGGGGCGAGCGGAAGGACATCACCCGAAGATCGGCGGCGATGTGGATCCAGTATTCCTGATCATTGACGAAGCCAAGACGGTTCCAGACGCAATCTTTGAAGCGTTCGACCGATGCACGCGGAAAATGGAACTTTGGGTGTCATCACCTGGAGCGCCGCGGGGTCAGTTCTACGACAGCTTCCACAAGAACGCATCGCTCTACAAGACGATTCGCGTGCCATCGACAGACTGCGCACACATCAGCGCTGAGAAGCGCGAACTGGATCGCCTGAAATATGGAGAAAGTCACCCGCTCTACCGCTCAAAGCACCTCGCCGAGTTCACAGAGGACTTCGACCGCTTGGTTCTCGCTCCCGATCTGCTACGCAATGCACTGGACGCTCAGCCGAAGCCAAACGCTCACGGTGAGATCGTAGCGTTCTGTGACTTTGCAGCAGGACGTGACGAAAACGTTCTGGCAATTCGCCGCGGGAATCACGCTCGCATCGTCCGAGCATGGCAGGAACGGGACACAGTGCAGGCGGCACGCGAATTCATACAGATGTTTCAAACGGAAGGACTCACCGCCGGTCAGATTTGGGGAGATGCTGACGGACTCGGCACCGGCTTCTGCGACCAGTTCGCCGAGATGGGCTGGCACATCAACCGCTTCCACGGAGGCAAACCAGCGAGCGAGAAGGATGAATACGCGAACCTGATCGCACAGGTCTGGCACGTTGCCAGTCGCGAGATCGAGCGTGGACGAATTCACGTCGGAGAACTCGATCCGACCACCTTCTCACAGATCACCACGCGGAAAAGCGAGTGGAACGAAACCGGCAAGCTCCGCGTCGAATCCAAAGAGAAGATGGCAGCGAAAAGCATGAAGTCACCGGACCGTGCCGACGCATTGCTTGCTTGCATAGCACTCGGCAGTCGCATCAGCGGAGCCATGACGGGAGCTGCATCAGTTACCACATCACGGAACACATTCGCCAGTCGAACGGTCCGAGGGTTTAACGCTCTGTAAATTTGAGCTTGCCATTGGCTGCATTGCGTGCTATTGCCATGCTCACCATGACCGCAGACGAAAGAAAAGGCATCGTAGCGCCTTTGCCAGCTTCCTACCGCACGCAGGACTATGACCTTGCCAACGTGACGCCAGAGCAAGTGCGTAGTATCCTGCGCAACGTGCGCACCGGCAAGCTAGAGGATCAGGATCGACTTTTCCGCATGATGGTCGATTCGTGGTCGCGTCTGCGCAAGTGCATCAATGAGATCGCTGGAAACGTAACGGCTCTCGACATCGAGATCAAGCCAGGTATCCGCGAAGGGGCCGAGGAGCCAACACCGCAGGCATTGCAGATCCACGAAACAGTAGAACGAGCGCTTGAATCGTATGCACCACGTCCGAGCCATTGGGAACTCGACACGAAGGGCATGATGCGGGCGCTGATTGACGCTTACGCCAAAGGAATCAGCGTGGTCGAAATCATCTGGCACACCGAGAACGGCATCGTCTCACCGCGGTGCTACGCTCCAGTTCCTGCAAAATACCTCGCCTATCCATCGGCATCGAACGAGATCGACCGGCTCATGATGGCACCGAACGGCGTCAACTATGACACGCTGATCGACTTCCCACCTGACAAGTTCCTGATCGCAATCTGGCAGCAAGGCGGCTGTCATCCGATCCATTCGGCAAACCTCCGAGCGCTCACGAAGTTCTGGCTCGGTGCAATCTACGGGCTGGGCTGGTTCATGCAATATGCGCAGCTCTACAGTATTCCATGGCGACACGCTGAGACGGACGGCAGCGACGAGGCGATGATGAAGGCGCAGGAGATGCTCGAAAACATCGGCACCAGCGGCTACGCAGTCACAGGACCCGGGGTTAAGTTCTCCATCATGGACGGCATCAAGGGCGGTGAATCGCTGCCACAGGTCGCGCTGATGAACGAGTCAGACAAAGCGTGTGATATTCTCATGCTCGGTCAGACATTGACCACGGACGTGGGCAGCAGCGGAAGCCGAGCGCTTGGCGACGTGCATGCAACGGTCCGCGGCGACATTCTACAAGCGGTCGCGACATGGATCGGGCAGGTAGTCACGACACAGTTGATTCCATCAATCGTTCGTATGAATTACGGCGCAGGCATTGCCAGCGAGGACATGCCCTATGCTGAAATCGTGATTCCGAAGCCGAAAGATGAGAAGGCAATCGCCGAGCGCATCAAGATCGTGACCAAGGACATCGGTCTGCCGGTCTCGAACAAATGGATCTACAACGAACTCGGAGTCGAAGAACCGCAAGAGGGTGAGGCATTATTCGGCGAAGTCGAAGATCCGCTTCCATTGTTGCCAGAGGTCACCGAGGCGGCACGCGCTGACATCGATTTTAGACCGACCGAGGACATGGCGAAGGCAGCGCAGGATGCGCTTGAGATTCGCCGACAGAAGCCAGCATCGGAGCGAGGTATGACCTCAGTGGGCATCGCACGGGCAAGGGACATCTCCAACCGTTCCGAGCTATCAGCAGAGACGGTCAAGCGCATGGTTTCATTCTTCGCTCGCCATGAGATCGACAAGAAGGGCGAGACATGGGGCGACAAGGGCAAAGGCTGGCAGGCATGGCACGGCTGGGGCGGCGACGCTGGCAGAGAGTGGGCAAACGCAAAGCTCAAGCAGATCGAGAATGACAAATGAACAGATGCGTGAGGTCGCGGGGCAATGGCTCTCGCCGGTGGATCAGATCTTTGCTGACCTGATCGACAAGAGCTACACCATGACCGCAGGCGCATTTCAGATCGAAGTGCAGCAGGTCATCGACCGCATTCCTCAGTTGTTTTTCCTGCTCGACAAACGAGCGCTTGAAACGTCACTCGAAAACGAGATCGGCGCGGCAATCGTCAAATCACTGGAGCGCGAACTATGAAAATCACCATCACAGCCACAGGACTCGATCCAGTGAAGGCATCGATGATCCGCTTGCAATCGGCATCGGTGCGCAAGGTCGCGGTTCTCACCGGCGCTCAGGATGCTCTGGAAGTCGTCGAAAAATACTACAACATGAACGGATCGCGGCTATGGGAAAATCCATCGCTTCCGACTCATGGTCCAGGTAGGAAAAAAACTCAGTGGTGGCGCAAAGTCTCAGGAAGTTGGTCGATCATGGGGGCGAGTGGATCAGGCGTGACACTGCGCAGCAAAGGTGCCATCGGATTCTCGCACAAAGTCACCGGCGGGACAATCACCGCGCGGCGTGCAAAGTTCCTCACGATCCCGATCGTGCCAGAGGCGCACGGACTCACAGCTCGGACATACAGCCGAACAATCGCGCCGTTGTTTGCCGTCAAGGGTGTGCTAGCGCAGGCAGATGAAAACTCTCCCACCGGTATCAAACCGGTATTCGTGCTGAAGAAATCCATCACGCAGAAGCCATGGAGGAACGCACTTCCACCGGAGCAATCATACATAAACGCATTCGCGAATGGAGCGCTTCAAAGCATCATCGCACAGGTCGAGGGAGCTACTTAAAAAAAAGCAATTACAAGCCAGAATCGGGTGGTAATCTTCTATTCGAAATGGCGAACGAAATCATCAGTGCATCATTCCAGACCGAAGTGGAAGCTTTGGCTGAGAGCATTGTATATCTCCCTGAAGGCGAGCATGAAATCCATGCTACCGTCAATGGCAAGGCTGCCAAGCGCAAGGTCACGGTCGATGAGTCGATCCTAGCTGCATTCGCAAGCGACCTGCAAGCTCGCCAATCTCGCAACGTGCGACCATTCGCAGGCTTCGATCACAAAGCCGGTCCTGCATCATTCATTCCTAAAGAGTTCCGCTATGAAACGGGCGTTGGGCTTGTGCTGGACATCGAGTGGACACAAGCAGGTAAAAGCGCCATCGAGGGCAAAGACTACTCCTATTTTTCCCCAAACTTTCTACTCGCCAACGGCACTCCAGCAGGTCTGCCAACTCACGGTGAGATCGGCTCGCTAGTCAATGAGCCAGCATTCGAGGCGATGGAAAAGATCGCTGCATCATACAACGAAACCAATATGGACATCAAACCACTAATCGACCTTGGACTTGTTGCCGAGGATGTTGACCCTGAGAAAGCAATGGAAATTGCTAAACTCGAAATCGAAGCCATGAAAAGCAAGATCGCTGAGATCGAAGCTGGTTACATGACTAAGGAAGCCGACGCGGTCCAAGCTGCTGCCAACCATGCGACCGAGCTTGAAACAGTCGTTGCATCGCGTGACGCACTCGCCAGCGAAGTCGAAACACTCAAAGCATCTCTCGCTGAAATCGAGGATAAAGCTGCTGACAGCGTGATCGAGGAAGCCGTCAAAGCTGGTCGCATCGCTCCGCAAGATGACAAAGCCAAATCGTTCTGGAAGGCTCAAATCAAAGCCGATAAGAGCAATCTTGAAATTCTCAACGCCATCCCAGCCAAACCAGTGAACGGCGAAACCGTTCTCGCCGGTAAAGCTGACGAAGGCACCAAACAAACCGAACTCAAAGGACTCGCACTCGTCGAAGCATCCTTCAAAGCTCAAAACCAATCTCACTAAACAAACAATACTATGCCAAACAACCTAACTCTGTTAGACCTTGCCAAGCTCAACGGACATGATCCCATCGTCGGTCTGATTGAGGAAGTCGCCAGTGCCTCGCCCGAGGTGACAACCATCCCAGCTCGCACGATCCGCGGCACGTCCTACAAGACAGTGACCCGTAACAGTCGCCCGAGCGTTGCATTCCGTCAAGCCAACGAAGGCACGGATGCTACCAAGTCGAATTTCACTGAACGTCTCGTTGAGTGCTTCATTCTCTCCGCACGCGTTGAAGTCGATAAGGCTGTTGCTCGCGGTTACGAGGACGGCGCCGAGGCTCTCCAAGCCATCGAGGCAATGGGAGTTATGCGCGCTGCTCTGACCACCGTCGGAACACAAACCATCTATGGTGACAACGCAAGCTCGAAAGGCTTCGCCGGTCTGCAAACATTGGTTAGCGCTCTAGGGAGTGACATCGTAGTTGACGCAGGCGGAACAACCTCCGCGACTGGTTCCTCGGTCTATGCCATCAAGGCTGGCAACACAGGCGTTCAATACGTCTATGGCAACAACACAACATTCGACCTCTCGCCATTCCGCGAAGGCGACGCAGTTGATGCCGACGCTAAGCGCTACGCAGCATTCATTGCTGACCTCACCGCATGGATCGGCTTCCAGTGCGTGAACAAACACGCAATCGGTCGTTTGAAAAAGCTCACCGCAGACAGCGGCAAAGGATGCACAGACGCCAAGATTGCCGAGCTTCTCAGCAAGTTCCCAGTTGGCGAGCGTCC